GCAATCGATTTCTTTTTGTGCCAAATTGGTCACATAAATGCTTTGATATCCGTTATTTTGGTTACTATCAGACTTCACATGGTTGTATTGAGGGGTCCATTTGTATTTGGTATCGATTAATCCGTGTGTATTGATAGAACTGGTTTTCACTACACTTGCGTCTTCAGTGCAACAAGTAGTCGATTCTTTAATATTATTAGTAGGATAGGTTCCACAACAGCCACCGTGACCTTTGGGAGTAGCACCCTTGTGAGGAGTACGGACAATTGTTCTTGATAAGCTAGTTTGACCTACATACCCTTGATTTCTGTGCGTTCCGTTTAATGAAAATCCAGAAGAACGGTTTGCGCTCATATTATTGTATTTTGTTTGTGTTTTCCTTTTTAAAACTGCCAATGACATTATGTAATTTGCGTATATATGTATGATTACATATTTATCTATTCGTATAACAAACTAAATGTTCTTAGAGAAAAACCTAATAAAAAATATGAGATAACAATATAAGAATGGATGATTTTGATTTAGATATTCAAAATTATAGTAACAATGATTTACTTAATTTTTTCCAATTAGACAAACAAAAAAAATATGAACCTAGTGATATTGAACAAGTTGCTTATACAATTCAACATAAGTTTACTAGTAATCCTAATATCAGTAAAAAGTTTTGCAGTGATTTCATCAAGTTTGTGGATGAAGCAAAACAAAAAATTGTGGAATTCAAATGCAAAAAACAGTTGGCTCAAAAACCCACTTCCATACCGAAAAATTACAAACTTGACCAAACACAGGCTCCCTACATTCCTGAGGATTTGGCTTCTCGTCACAATGAAATAGTAGAACGTCCTACAACCCAATACATTCATGCAAGTCCCAGCGAATTTTTACCTGGAAATATGAATCCTTTGAAAACACGTGTGATTTCCAAGTGTTTAAACATTGATACCAAGTTCCGCGATAATTTTTATTATACTACCAGTTCCGATTTTACATTGCAATTGCCTATGAAATTCAATAAAGTAGTTTCGATGAAATTGTCTTCCCTCGAATTTCCCGTGTCTTTTTATTCCATTTCAGAGTCGTTTGGAAACAACTTTTTGTATATGCAAACAACATATTATCCGATTTCGGATGATGGTGTAGACTTATCGGGCAATTTGTATACCAAAGAACATGTTATTACTATTCCTGACGGAAACTATAATTCAGATGATCTAATAAGTAAACTAAACGAACTCGTTTCGGCCCGTGATGATAGTGGTTCTTTGGTAGATGCAACTGACCCATTCGCTTACATACAATTTTCATTGGATATTACTAGTACTGGGTCGGGTACTGGAAAAGTCACTATTGCACCTTCAGGTATTTATAAGGATGCCATCAAAACCATCACTTTGGATTTTACTAAGAACAAAAACAAAGAACCTGATAATACCGAAGTGAGTTCCCGATTTGGGTGGAATTTGGGATTCACGCAGCGTAAATATAGGAATAAAAATACGTATACTGGCGATACGGTGATTGAACCCGCTACCACGCGATATGTATATTTAGCAGTGGACGATTTTCAAAATAATTCAAATAACCATTTTGTTAGTGTATTCAAGAATTCCGTTATGAGTCCGAATATCTTGGCACGCATTTCATTAAAGGCCTCGTATTTTAGTTTGTTAATGGAAAACGATTTCAATATTATTTCAGAACCTCGTAATTATTTTGGCCCAGTAGATATTCAACGTCTGCGTATACGCATTTACGATGAACGTGGCAACATTTTGAACATGAACAATGCAAATTATTCTTTTTGTCTGGATTTCAAGATGTTATATGACTTGTAGATCATACGAATAGTTATGATGTTCACTTATATTTTTAGAATACTAATATAAGTGAACCTAATTGAAACAATGTCCGATCCATCCAATACACTCATCGATGTGTCGAATCAAGTACAATACATGTATGGCATGATTATTACAGAAGATCTGATCGCAATTGATGCCACTGGTGGATTCGCCATAGATATTAGTTTGAACGACATTGAAATTATTGCACAAAATCCTATACGCGAATTCGATTTAACAGAAACCCTTCAATTAGAATACGATGTACGCATTTTTAATGAAAAAATTGGTCTAATCAAGGATGCATCCAACACTACTGTATTGGATACTTCTTTCAACGCTACCACGGGTGCATTTCCTACAACGACCGTTAATATCACATTTGACGAATTCAAAAATAATATGACTGCCTCACAAGTAACATCATTAGGCAAATTCGAAACCTTATATAGTGATTTCAAACAATACATCAATAAGTATTTTTATTACAGCAACTTGTTTCCTTCTTTATTAAAGAGTGGGGATGCCACTGATATTAGTAATGGTACATTTGACAGCGACTTGTTTATCGAACTTATAAATGGTCAATCTGTCAATAGTGATGGTGATACGGTTAATAATTTCTCCGGTTCCATACAGATATACGATATCAATGGTGCATTAAGTTATATTGTAAAAGACAATCCTTTCGATAATAGACCCACCACGACTGATTTATCTTATTCACTTAGTGATGGATTCATCGAAGGAGACACGATTTTAGTGAATCCTGGTATGTCAATCGAATTACAATTGATAATTGACCAACAAAGTTTTATAACTGATCCGTGTTATAATCTATTTACACTATCTACAACCACCGAGGCACCCATGTTGCTACGATTAGCTAATTTATCATAATATATTGTTACTATATTGTAAATACATGACAGATAGTAGTTGTAATTGTTATCAATTATTTGTCTTAGATGGTTCTGGTGGGTTCACTATACAACAAAACCTTCAAGATGTCAGTTTAAATGAACAAACCCCTCTATCTGTATACGATATTTCTTCTGCTATACAAATACGTTTGGGTGTTCGATCGTTAAATTCTGCTATTGGTATTGAAAAAGATGATGCAAATCAAACTGTTGTGCAAACCACCTATGATGCAAGTAGCGAATTATTTTCACCAAACGATTTAAGTTATAACACCACCACCTTATTAGAATCCATTACACAGGAAAGTATATTGACCATTGGTAAAATGAGTACGCTATATAGCGATTTTAATTACACAGTTGAAAAATATTTTGGATTGCCTACCGGTTTTAGTGATTTGTTCGCTGAAGAACATGCTCGAACATTGAATAATGGTGTTTTTGATATTAGTGGATTGTACACTATCATGAATGGTAATAATTTTAATATTGAGGGGTCGTATGTATCCGACCTTTCTGGCGCATTTTATATTCAAAATATGTCAGAAAAATTTCGTTATATGGTAGATACAGATATTTTCAACAATCGTAGCGCTTCTGGATATGGTGTTGCAGACGGGTTTATTGCAAATGATTTAATTTATTTGGCAAATGGTATTACTGTCACTTTGCGGGTTGATATCGAAGAAGAGTTATATTTTCCAAAAAACAATGTAGGTCCTGCGAATTTACAAGCAATTGATAGTTCCATCAACTATTTTGATGCTTCTAACAATGTGCGGAAGGTCACCACATATTCCACTACCAACATTACACAATCGTATACCGTACCCATTTTATTTATATTGACCGGCGAGGATGTCTTCAATGCAGAAGATTACGGTAAACTCTGGACTGATGTCACTACTGGTGTATTGGCGAATCAAAAATGGCTGGCTGTTTCTATTTCGATTGATGGCAAATATCAAACTGCTATTGAAGAATTAGGTGATATTTATATTTCTTCCGACCACGGAAGCACATGGAGCGTTACTACGAATATTGGTCAAGAAGTTTCCAATTCCGTCGCCATTTCCACATCAGGACAGTACCAAACTGCGAGTAATGGTAAAAACATATATGTATCTAGTGACTATGGTGCTACATGGACAAATGTACTTTCTTATGGTAAAGCTGACTTCTTCGTTGCGATTTCATTAAACGGACAATATCAAACACTCATTTCTGCTGGTGATGCCATGTATCGATCATCCGATTATGGAGCTACATGGACCGCGTTCTCCGATGATACACATGAATTATATTATTCGGTATTGGGTTTCCCCACTGGCGGTGTTACCATGTCTTATAATGGTCAATATCAAACCATTGTGTCCGAGAACATTTATTATTCTTCGGATTACGGAGTTACGTGGAATACTACTACCGATATTAACACAAATGACCAGCGTGATTGGGACGACCATAACTGGATGGGTGTCGATATGTCATCTGACGGACAGTACCAATCTGCCGTTGAAGTTACTGGCGAAATCTATGTTTCTGTTGATTACGGCTCTACTTGGGACAAAATAGATGAAGCCGTAGTCACTGATAAACAATGGCAAGGTATCAGTGTTTCTGCTAGCGGACAATATCAAACGGCCATTGTGAAAGGCGGTACTATCTATGTATCCACCGATTACGGACAAACATGGGAACAAAGTGAAGATACAAACGTCGCAAATCGTCAATGGCAAGCGATTTCAGTATCTTCTAGTGGTATTTATCAAACTGCCGCTGTCTACAATGGTGCTTTATGGACTTCCAACTTAGTTTAGATTTTTTCTTGTATTATAATATACATGCCTTATAAGACAAGAAAAGTGAGAAATAAACCTTGTTACAAAGTATACAATGCGAAAACCAAAAAAGTATTTGCAAAATGCACTACTAAGGAACAAGCTCAAAAACAAATGCGATTATTGCGCGGAATAGAGAACAATAAAGGGTTTGCCAGGCGCGTTAAACAAAGACGCATTGCTGCCCGTAAAACCATGAAAAGGAAAGCAAATACTGTATAATTTTTATTTTCTATTGTGAAAATTATGCTGATCTCAGCAGATCCATGAAGGTTTTATCAATAGTTACTCTGTTCAGCAAATCAAGGTTCTCAGAAATTTCAACGAAACGACCAGGTTCGTCATCAAATACCTCTAATCTATAGAGGTTCTTTGAATTGGTATTATTAAAGTATTTTTTTGTGAATTTGTCGTCATGACGAAACTCAATAAGTGCATTTTCCCGTCCATAGGGTAACAATGCTTCCTTATATTTGCCGAAAAAGTCATTGGTGTATTTCGTCGCATCTTTCTCAAACACCCATCCTTCGTTCTCATCACTGATTCCTACAAATATTAATTTATCGCCATCGATTAGGTGATTTACATTGTCCTCAATCGTGTAATACACTAAATCGCCGTCGGTAGCTCCTTTGTTTTTCAACTTGACAATGGTTGGTTTTTGCTGTTTTTTGGTCACGGTTTCTTTTAACTCATACCATTTTGCAGGAGACGGACTTTTCGGAGAACTAGGGGGCTTGGGAGAAGACACTTTACGCACATGACTGGGAGATTTTTGTGTCTTCTTGGACGTTTTACGAGAACATTTTCCAGAGACACAGTTATTATTTTTACAGTCTTTGTTTGTTTTACACGCTTCGCCTACTTTTTTTGATGCAGAAGCAACCTTTTTCTGTGTTTTTTTTGCGGTTTTACGGGTACACTTACCCGAAACACAATTCTTATTGTTGCAATCTTCATTACGAGAACAATTCGCACCTATTTTAGAAGGCATTTATATATTATATACATAAAAAATTACATATAATCCGCTTAGACCGTAGAGTTTGTATCAAGAAACAAAATGCATATCTTCGTATAATTGTTTCCAAACTTGTTCTTCTATCTTTACATTTTCTTTGTGCTCTTCAGTGACTAGATGTTTTTTCCATTCTTCAGGAGAAGTTGTGTTTACACCACATAGAGAACATTGTTTCTTTTTCACATCTTTTTTTTTGATAAAATTTGCAAACATGCCCAGTAGTAATATATACAAATAGAATAATTATTGTCTATATTTGTATATTTTAGTTAGTAAATTCCTGATATAATTTTTCGCAAGATGAGTTCTCGAATTCTGCCGAGTAAATCACCTTGTTTGGTTGAGTATGTTGAGAACCTGGATAAATAAACTCCCAACTTAAATATCCCATCGAAGAAGTCTTCATGCAATCGTATATTTCTCCTTCAAATTGCGCAAATACTCCCTCGTTTATGGTCGAATTTTGTGGGAAAATATTAAGAGGTTGGTTACCATAGCCACCTAAGCGATTTGCTAGAATATGTCCTGCATCACAGCTTTGTTCTCCATCGTCTTCCAACATGCGTGAATATTTTCGTACACAATCGTTTGTTTTCGATCCATTATCTAAAGATTCTGGTCTTAAAGTTCCCTTTACGGAAACAACTACAGGGAAATTATTATGGGATTCATAGATATATGTCATTTCAGCACTTCCATTACCCATTACAATGTTGTTTTCACCTACTTCCGGACAAGGCACCGTAGTACAAACACACGGAGATTCTTGTGCGAATAACCCAGAAAAAATAAGTGGAATAATATATAAGGTTCTCAACCACATATATTATAGGTCCATAAAATAAAATTCATGTTTTACAAATGATTATGTGTTGCGTAACATAATATAACATGCATAACTACCTGCTATCATAATAAATACCCAACCTGCGAAAAAAATGATCGCTGCTGGAACTAGCCATGACATCATTATAGCTGAATATAAGGTATATTGGGCACTTTACTTTAATTATTTTTATGTTTATCTTTTTTATTATTGTTCTTTTTATTCTCTGGGTTCTCGTTATCGTTCGCTTTAACCGACTGATTTATTTGTTGTCTTTTTTCTAACAACTCTTCTTGCATGCGAACGTGCTTTGGACTGTATTTTCCATTGTAATCGGCATTTCTACGTGCCTTGTCTTTCTTGGTTTTGCGTTTGTAATCTTCACCGCCCTTCATATTGTATTGTTATATACATTATGAAGAAAATTGCTTATCAATTTTTACATACAAACACTTCTTTAATCACACTTCGGATGATTTTGTCGCGAAATTGCTTGCATTCTTGTTCTCCAAATCCCCCTAATACTGCATCCGACAATTTCATAAATTCTTGGTTCTCCAAGGAGTCCATTTCTGTATAATTTGGGTTCTCGGCTGTCCATAAACGCATGGTTTTGCAATTTTTATTTGCAACGCGATTCACAAGTTCTCGTAATTTCTCTTTGGAGTTCTCTTCTTTTGACCATGAATCATTTTCTCGAATATACAACGTTTCGCGCTTCAAATCCGTGCAATGAAGAGGTCGTTTATATGTATCAAGTTCTCGTAATTTATTCACAAATATGCGCGAAATACCGTTCACAAACCCTAGACGACCGGTTTCGGTCAAATCCTCCATATCCAGCGTCATGTTCTCCATAAATTCAGACATATTGATCGCATCTTTACATTGTTCATTCAAAAAGAAATTCAAATTGAACTTATTATTTTGCGTATTATTGATTACTTTGCCCTCTTTTACTACCTCTAATAATTGTTTTTGTAATTCCTGGTTCTCTTGTTGTTGTTCTATAATCAGTTCTTTGAACTCTTTGTTGCTCGTAATGAGTGTCTGATTTTGTTTTAATAACTCTACAAACAGGTTTTTATCGAGCGGTATTTCTGGTTGTTCTTCTTCACCTATATCCGCTTCATTCGCACCGCATTTTTGTCGATGTTGCCACAATCCCATACGAGATTTGTACTCCTTATTGCAAAATTCACAAATATGTTTTTCGGATCGAGGAGCAACTTTTGCAACTTTTTCTGTAAGATTTGTAAGTTTTATGTGTTTTGCAGTGGACAAATGCTTTTTGTAACTACTCAGTTTGCTCGTACTATAGTCACAATCTTTACAGTAAAAATTATGAGCAACTTTTAGCAACTTTTTTGTAAGCATTGTAAGTATATATTGCTTACAAAAAAGTTGCCTAAATCGTTTTCGACCAAAATATAAAAAAAAAGTTATGCAGCCAAACTGTTTTTTCAAAAATCGAAATCACTGCATTATGCTGTGAATCGAAAAATTGCGTTTTTAGATTCAAACTTTGTTTTGGAAAAATGAAAATTGGACATTTTAAAAATGTCCAAAAGTAAAAAATCCTCAGCAAAGTTTGAAAAAGAAAATGCACACTTTTTGAACAGCCTTACCATAAAATAAAAAATACATATTGTTAGTATTTTTACATAGCATTTCACAAGTGTTTATTATACAAACATCCCCCGAAGTATCTTATATGTGTATTTTTCCACCAATTCGGCCTCTTTTCGCTTCTTTTCTGCCGCCTTGTTGGTGCGTGTTTGTTCACGGAGAATGGCGCGGAGCGCCTTTTCTTGTTCTTGTTGAATCTTTTTGTGTGCACGTTTTTCCTTCAGGCGCATTTTCTCCTCTTTTTCGCGAAGTTTCTTTGTTTTTGCTTCTTCACGGGCCAATTTTCGATGTTCTTTTGCGCATTGTTCTCTGATTTTCGCTTCTTCGCGCATCAAACAGAGCATGTGTCCGCTTTCTCTAATCATATCTCGTTGTTCGCGCTCCATGTTAGCGATTTCTATGTTTTTTGCGTAATATGCCTCTCTGTTTTCGTCGATTTTTATGTCTTCTGCAGTTCGCTTACTTAACAAATCCTTTATTGGTGACTGTACATATTGTTTTGATAACACCGCTAACGCTTTCAAGAATCTCAATGAACTCATTCTGATTGCGTAATCTAGGTCAGTTATGAATGACGCACAATTATCAAAATCTTCCAATAAGTTATGTACTTTATCAGGCAACGAATTATAATAGTCGTTTAATGCGCGGGTATAACGCATTTTCGTTCTCTCGTTTGTATATGTTGGCTCTATTGGTGCGGACATTGTCTTGAAACGTGCCACAATACTTCTTTCAAGAGGCGTAATACAGGGCTTCATTTTTCCATCCAAATCAAATACCATGGGTGCGTCTTTTACAATTTTTTTAACGCTTTCAACATCGGTTTATGGATATTGGTTTCATACATCTTTGCAACAACATTGCCAGGTAATCGGCAATCAACATAGTAGAGTTGCTCACATTTGTTTCCAAATTTATCACAAATATTATGTGTAATTTTGGTTGTCTCTTTCTTTTTTAAGGCGCTGTATAGAGCACGCATGGAAGGTTCTTTCAAATACGACTTTACATATTGTTTGTTGACAGTTTTGTTGACATGCTTATATACA